AAAAAAAATGTGTTCGCATTTTACTTCATTCTTATATACGCGTTCGCTCGCGACTATTATACTCTAGTAGAGTTATTCTATTGCACCAGTACCAAGAATCTTATAAAATCCTGCGCCTTGGAACCTAATAAAATTAAAGTCCTCAGCAATAGACATAAGATGAGCCATACTAGTGTTATTTGGTACATCATTTATCATCACTGCTGCACCTGAAGCATTAATATCTCGACCTAATGTAGCATGGTTATTATGTACACTCGGTGAGTCAAAAAAATGATTGTGTTTGTATGGGATCTCGTATTCAATTCCTAATATTGGTGATTGTACGATACCGCCAGCAGCCAAAGGCATGTTGACAGAACCGACAAAAGAAGATGGTGAAATAACAGGGTTAAAAACATTATTTCTTTTGTAGGTAACAACAGCTGGACAAGATATCCTATCACCAGTGGAAATTACACGATATCTAATACCACCTCTCATTCCTAAATAACAATAACGCATGATATTAAAAGTATTTAGTTTACCAGCATCTCCAAAAGTAGGAGCAATACCAGGCACTAAAGGAAATCCTGCAGGAGGATAAATTCCATGAGTAACAGTATTACCAGTAGCAATAAAAGAGACAAAGGCAACTTGATCCCTTTTAAGTAAAACCCGAATTGACTCTATTTTCTCTCCAAAATGCGAGAGATAAATTTTATCATTACTTGGTTTTACTCTGTTGATGATAGTGTTTAGACCTGAAACATCTACTGTATGATTATTTTGAACTTGTACTTTATTGATTGGTTCATCTTGAGTATAAGAACTTTCAGCATGTGCTATTAAAGTAGATTGAGAATGATCATACGGTTCTGCAAATTCCATATCTTTACTAGATATGAAAGTATGCATATACATAGGATCAGTAGGTGTAACACCAGTGATAGTTGTAGCATTACGTACGGTTATAATACCAGTAGCTTTACCTGATATACAGGAAACAATATTTTCCGCCAGATGATTATATGTTCCAATACTAATTACTGGTCTAGGTCCAAATTCATTAAAATTACCTGCACCATAACATTTTGCAAACACTTTATCATGATGAAATCCAACATCTATTGTTATACTTCTATCCTTTTCAAGATCGAGAGTTGTGATATATTGTTGATTTAGAATAGTAGCTCTGTCGCGTCGATCAAGATAACTAGTAGTACCATTAGGTTCATAAATAAATACGAGTTTACCTCTAGTAAAAGAACTAGCAGTAAAGTCAAATCTATAAGAAATGGTTCCTCTCCAAAAATTATACAACATTGCTACTTGGGATAATGGAGTCATCTGAATGAGTACCTGTGTACTTTTTTGCCACGCAGGACCTATCATAGGGGTAATTGGTAATTCAATATAATTGTCAGTATAAGGAACTTTATTGGACATAGCTCTGGTATCTATTAAAGTAGGAATTGAGGTAAGATATTTATGTGCTAGGGAATCATGATTACCAGATCCACAAATATCATTCATCAAAGCAACCTCTTGTTTTGGATCACAAGAAAGTTTATACGCAGTGTCGCGACCGACAATTGTCGCGCCATTTGAGAATAAAACTTGTTTTGCAAAACTAGGAGGTTCTACATTTAAAGGTTTAGAAAATCCAAACATAAGAGCAATTTTAGATATAGCAGTCGCAGCAATAGTAGTGGCTTTGGCAAAAGTAGATATTACAGGAATATCTTCTAATTTTTCAGCCACATTAGAAATTGAAGTAGCAACGGTACTAATGGGATTAGTCATAAATTCAGATTCAGCATCAACATCGATACGTGTGTTGGTAGGACCAGAAATATCGACATTTTCCATCCATGCATAAATTGTTAATATAGGATCTTCTTCAACTACAGTTGATTGAGAATGAAATTGAGCTAGTGTAGATATACAAATTCGCCCCATAGAAATAAAATCATTATATGGAGTTGCATTATTAATTATATTAGGACTACTAGTATTAAACAGTTTAAGAGATTGCATGGGATGTATAAAAGGTAAATTAAGTTGTACATCATCATCTTGACCAGCATTAACATAACATATTTGAGGACTTTGAGATAAATAACAATTTCTTGAAACAATACCTGGAGCATTG